GATAGTGTCAATGTTGGCATCCTTGCTAACAAAGCAGCAACTGCTAGAGAATTGTTAGGAAGGTTAGCAACTGCATATGAAAACTTGCCAAAATGGATGCAACAGGGTATTATATCCTGGAATAAAGGTTCTATCGAGTTAGAGAATGGCAGTAAGATATTGGCAGCTTCTACATCTGCGTCTGCTGTCCGAGGTATGTCGTTTAACATCATCTTCCTCGATGAGTTTGCGTTCGTTCCAAACCATATTGCAGAGCAATTCTTTAGTTCTGTTTATCCTACTATTACTTCTGGTAAAACAACAAAAGTAATTATGGTTTCTACCCCTCATGGTATGAACCATTTTTACAGATACTGGCACGATGCTCAGAGGGGAAAGAACGAATATACAGCAACAGAGGTTCACTGGTCTGAGGTCCCTGGTAGGGATGCAGCATGGAAGGCACAGACCATTGCTAACACATCTGAGCAGCAGTTCAAGGTTGAGTTCGAGTGCGAATTCCTTGGATCTGTTGATACGCTGATTAGTGTATCTAAATTAAGAAATCTTGTTTTTGAGGATCCGATCAAAAACAATGGTAAGGGTCTTGTAGTCTATGAGGAACCCGAAGAGGAGAAGAACTATATTATTACGGTTGATACTGCTAGGGGTATTGACCATGACTATAGTGCCTTTGTAGTTTTTGATATCACTAATTTTCCATATAAGACTGTAGCAAGATACAAGAATAATGAAATTAAACCTATGCTTTTCCCAAGCATTATTTTGGAAATGGCAAAGGCATATAATGATGCGTATGTTTTAGTAGAAGTCAATGATATTGGTGAGCAGGTTGCCAGTATCTTACAATATGATCTAGAGTATGAAAATATGCTGATGTGTTCTATGAGAGGTAGAGCAGGTCAAATTGTTGGATCTGGGTTCTCTGGTAAGAAAACCCAGATGGGAGTCAGAATGACTGCTGCGGTTAAGAAGACTGGATGTTCTAACCTAAAGGCATTGATTGAAGAAGATAAACTGTATACAAACGACTACGACATCATTGCCGAACTAACTACATTTGTTCAGAAGAAACAGTCGTGGGAGGCAGAAGACGGTTGTCACGATGACCTTGCAATGTGTCTTGTCATCTTTGCATGGTTAGTCGCTCAGGATTACTTCCGAGAGATGACAGACAATGATGTCCGTAAGAGAATCTACGAAGAACAGAAGAACCAAATTGAGCAGGACATGGCACCATTTGGATTTATTCTCAATGGTCTTGATGATGAAGAAGAGTTTGTAGATAGCGACGGAACTCTATGGAAGACTGACGAATATGGTGATCGCTCATTCATGTGGGAGTATTACTGATGGATTTTGAAGAGGAGTTTGAATTAGAACATTTCCTCTTTAAAGAGAGAAGATGCAGATCGTGTCTGAAGGTAAAAGACCTTGTGTCGGATTTTTATAAGACTCGAAGAGGTAGTGGATTATCTGCATATTCTTATGAGTGTAAAGACTGCACCAAAAAAAGAATAGTATTGAGCAGGATGACTAATGCAGTTTTCGATAGATGGGAATATCCTGACTGGTAGGATGTTCATGCACTGTTTCCCCACTGAAAACAACCCTTTACCTAAATATTTTTAGATTATTGGATTCTACAAGGAGTTACAGATGCCGCTCAATTTAGCATCTCCTGGAATTAATGTAAGGGAAGTTGATCTAACCAACGGTAGAGTAGATGCGACATCTACTCGCACTGGCGGTCTGGTCGCTCCCTTCGCTAAAGGACCAGTAGAGACACCAGAACTTATCGAGACTGAAGCGGATCTTTTGGATACCTTCGGTCAGCCATATCCTAAAGATAACCACTACGAATATTGGTATACCGCTTCTTCTTACCTCGCTTATGGCGGTGTAATGAGAGTCGTTAGAGCCGACGACGAAGAACTCAAGAATGGGTTTGTCGGATCTGCTTCTAGCGTTAAGATCAAAAGTGGTGACGACTACATCAACCTGGGTTACAACGAGAACACCATCACTGGTGTTGTCTATGCCGCTAAGAACCCTGGTTCCTGGTCGAACGGAATTACGGTTGCAACTATCGATGGTTTAGGCGACCAGATCATCACTGGTATCACGACCACCAGTGTTCTTGGTTACGGTTCTACCATTAACCCTGTTAATGCTATCGACCTGAGAGTCGGTTACGGTATCACTCAGGCAGTTCCTGCTGGAACAGTCGTTGCTGGTGCTGGTGCAACCTCTCTGCTCGATGGTTACTTCAAAGGACAGATCACAGAAATCGGTGCTGGTCAGGTAACTGTTAAACTGGTTTCCCATGTATCTGCTGCTGGAACTGAAACCGCAGTCGATTACAAACAGAGAAGCATTTATCAGTTTAGCGAGACTGGCGCACTGGGTATCCACACATTTGTTGCTGCCCAATATGGTAAGGCAGTCGCTGGTGTTGTAACGGATTACACTCCAACAATTTCCTACACGGGTGCTCGCGACTGGTTTGATAACCAAAGCATTACTCTGAACAACGGTTCGGTTCTTGCCTGGAATACCTTCGCTGAGAAACCTGGAACATCTTCTTTCGCTGCTGCTAGAAACTCCAGATTTGACGAGGTTCATGTTCTGGTATTCGACGATAGTGGCGCAATCACAGGAAATGCTGGAACTATCCTTGAGAAGCATTTCAATATGTCCAAGGGTAAGGACGCTCAGTTCTCCGCTGGAACTGCTTCTTACTGGAGAAAAGTTCTTGAGGTAGGTTCTGAGAATCTCTTCGGTGGATCTGCTCCTGCTGGAATCGTTACCACTGGTTTCGATTCTGATGGATGGGATGTCTTCGGAGATGGTGGTTGGGACCAAGATGTTAAGGATGTAACCTTTAGTTCCGTTGGTAACTATCAAGGCACTCTTGCTGGTGGTACGAACTATAATGGTGTTGTTGACATTGCTGCTAGCAATGCTCTGAACATTGATATCGGTTCTCTTTCTGCTGGTTACGATCTGCTTAAGAACCCAGATGAAATTGCAATCGATTTCCTTCTGCAGGGTTCTGCTAACCATGGTAAATATGAAACCATGGCTCTTGCCAACAAACTGATTGAAGTCGCTGAGTTTAGAAAGGATGCAGTCGCATTTATCTCTCCATGGAGAGGCGCGTTCCTGAGTCCTGCTGCTGTCGGTGAGTCACTTACTCTCGATGCTGATACCGTGACCAACAACATCATTGAGTTCTACGCTCCTGTCGCATCGAGTTCTTACGCTGTATTTGATAGCAGCTATAAGTACATGTATGACAGATTCAATCAGCAGTTCAGATATGTACCTCTGAATGGCGATATCGCTGGCACCTGTGCTAGAAATGATATCAACAACTTCCCCTGGTTCTCTCCTGGTGGTACTGCAAGAGGCGCTATCCTGAACGCGGTCAAACTTGCTTATACTCCTAACCAGGTTCATAGAGACAAACTTTACACTAATAGAATCAACCCTATTGTTGTTTCTCCTGGTGCTGGCATTATCCTCTTCGGTGATAAGACTGGACTTGGTAAAGCATCTGCATTCGATAGAATCAATGTTCGCCGCCTGTTCATCTATCTGGAGAAGGCAATCTCTGCTGCCGCTAAGGACATCCTGTTCGAGTTCAACGATGAGATCACTAGACTGAACTTCATCAACATTGTTGAACCATTCCTCCGTGATGTTCAATCGAAGAGAGGTATCACTGATTTCGTCGTTGTCTGTGACGAAACTAACAACACACCTGCCGTTATTGATTCTAATGAGTTTATTGCGGACATCTACATCAAGCCCGCAAGGTCGATTAACTTCATTGGTCTGACTTTCGTTGCCACCCGCACGGGTGTCAGCTTTGAAGAAGTCATCGGTAGAGTTTGATTTAAACCAGATAACATAGAGGAAAAGACCAATGGCAATTAACAACCAAAATCCCCCAAGAACATCCGAAAGGACTATTGACCAGTTTAAATCTAGACTCACTGGTGGTATCGCAAGACCTAACCTCTTTGAGGTGGTCTTAGCGTTCCCCGATGGAGTTGTTGATTCTGATGTCAGTGACATCGATGTTAAATCTAGATTCCTGGTAAAGGCAGCTGCCCTTCCAGCATCTAACATCGCTCCAATCACTGTTCCATTCAGAGGTCGCCAACTTAAGATTGCTGGTGATAGAACATTCGACGAGTGGACCATCACCGTCATTAATGACACCGACTTTGCTATCCGCTCTTCCTTCGAGAGATGGATGAACAGCATGTCGAAAGTGTCTGACAATGCTGGTAATGTTAACCCAGAAGACTACACCAGAGATGCATATGTCTATCAGTTAGGCAGAGCACCTGTTGCTGCAAGTTCGCAGACTTCTGATCAGAATCTGCCCATCCTGAGAACTTACAAGTTCTACAGTGTATTCCCAACTAATGTTTCTCAGATCGATCTTTCTTACGATCAGAGCGATGCCGTTGAGGAGTTCACCGTAACACTGCAAGTTCAGTGGTGGGAAGCTGACGGAAATGGCGGAGCGGTTGCCTGATAAATAGTTAATAATCAGGCACTTCTTATAATAATGGCTCGTCTTTTTGGATTTTCTATTGAAGATAATGATGATGCACCGAAAGGTGTAGTGTCCCCCGTCCCTCAAACAGGAGAGGACGGGGTTGACTATTATATTTCTAGTGGATTTTCCAGTCAAGTTTTAGATCTCGAAGGGATCTACAAGACTGAGCATGAACTTATTAGAAAGTATAG